AAATGAAAATTAAACAATTAAAGAATCGTTATAACGATCCATCTATCAACCGTGCCTTTATTATTGGTGTAGATAGAGCTAAGATGAAGTTATATGATGTATCTAACAATGCACAAAACATTGTAGATAGTAACCAAAAAGAAATAACTGTAAAAACCAGTTATGATAAATTCTCGGACTTTAAAATATGAAAAGACAAAAAGTAAAGTTTCATAAGAATGATAAACGACCAGGTTACCTATCTGAACAATTATCTTATGAAAAGAAGATGGTCAAAAAAGGCAGAAGTATATTTTGGCAGGCTGTTGAACAACCAACAGGCACTATAGTAAAACAATCATTCTTTGAAGAAGATATAGAAGATTTAGTTAAGTTTCAAAATGAACACCGTCAATGGCAACGTAACGGTGGTATACCTAAATTTCTTTGCGACATTATTAAATAGTTGACACTTTCTTATAAATATTGTAAAAGAAAGATATGTCATTTAATATAGACAAACATTCAGAATTAATAAGCCGTTTACCAAGCGAATTAAAACTTAACATATCATCATTAATTAAAATGATGACAGAAGGAAGTTTTTTTGCTGACGATAGTCCTATTACTAAAGGTTCCACATATCAAATAAAAGTATCTAAAGAAAACTTTGATAAGATACAAACAACAATTAAAACAAAATTTAAAGGTATTATTAAATTAGGTGCCAAAAGACAAGCAGATTTTTTAGTTAATAATTATAGAATTAGATTTATTGAAACAGGTAAGAAATCAGTAGGCCAATTAGATGCGGTTGCTACAAGTAAACAAGAAAGAGCATCTTTATGGATTATAAAAAGAGTATTAAAAGATAAAAGAAAATACACAACAGCAAACGATATTAGAAAAGATCCGAAATATAAAGAACTTGTTAGTATCTATCCTGAAGTTGATGATGATCCTGAATGGTTGAATAATTTTTTTGCACAACAAAAGAAAATGTTAGAAATATTTAGAAGTGTAAACTTTACAGAATATAATAGAGATGGTGGTTTCATGGATTATATTTCTAAAATCATTAAAGATAAATTTAAGATTGCTAAAAAAGATAGTTGGAATCCAGCAGATATATGGTTAATTCAAAACGAACAACAAGTAAGAAATTCAATTAACGAAGCATTAGAAAGCAAAACATCATCAATATCTAAACTAAATGATATAATGAAAAATCTATTTGAAAAAAGAAAAGTAGTTGGTGTCTCTTTAAAAAAAGTTTCAGGTAAAGAAGCCAGATGGGAAGAATTAAATACTAAAGATGCTTTGATGAAACAAGACAAGTTTACAATGTCTTTAAGTAAATCCGTTATAAACTTTACAAATAAAAAAGATGGTACATTAACTTCAGCTGATTGTAGAATAATAATTAAAGATAAAGATGACGAAGTAGAATTTCAGATCAGACAAAATGGTAAAGGTTTTATGCAAAATCTAAAGTTTGACGGCAAAAGAAAGAAAGCAGGTGCTGCTCGTATAGGTAAAGTACCAGTTGATTTGATGACTACATTGTTTAGAGAGAATGGGATAGGTAGTGGTAATTTATCTTATGTTAATAATCATACTTTATATCCTAAATCTTTAGAAGCATTTAAAAAAGTGGCCAAAAGATATGAAGCCAAATTTAATTTTATAAGATCAAAAGTACAAACAGATACATCAACAGTTAATTTTATTAAGAACATGATATCATCATATAATTCAGATGACCTAAAAAATGGTGTATCGCATACCAAACTAATGGAACTAGATTTTTTATTTTGTATCTATTCATTACCAGAAAAGAAAAGAAATAAGATGTTAACGGATATGGTCTACTTAGCTGAAAAAAGAGGTTCTCAGTTTGGTCCTTTTGGTAAATTATACTAAATCTTGACATCAATCTAAAGATGTGATATAGTATAAATAATAGTATTGATATAGTTTATTGTAAGTTTGACTTTGTTTATGGGAACAATGAGAGAGAAATGTTTAGTTTTAAAGGATTCGTAACAAAGGGTACTAATACCCATTTGGAACACTTAGAAGATAGTATTATAGACCAAGGTTCAAAAGGTGGTCGTAATGCAGTCAATTTTTTAAAATCAATAAAAAAAATGCTTACAGGTAATGTAGGCGGCCGACTTAACGTAACAGTTAAATGGGACGGTGCGCCAGCAGTTATCTGTGGAATTAATCCTGAAAATGGTAAATTCTTTGTAGCAACTAAATCTTTATTCAACGTAAATCCAAAAATCAATTATTCTACAGGCGACATTATGAAAAACCATGATGGCGTTTTAGCACAGAAACTTATTGTTTGTTTAAGAGAGTTATCTAAATTAGGTATCAATGGTATTTTACAAGGCGATCTTTTATTTACAAAAGGTGATGTTAAGACTACAACAATAGATGATAAAGAATATTATACATTTACACCAAATACAATTACGTATGCAGTACCAGTTAATAGTGGAATAGGTCAAAGAGTTGCACGTGCAAGATTAGGTATAGTTTTCCACACAATGTATTCTGGTAAAGATATTAAACATCTTTCAGCAAGTTTTGGAAGTGTTGCTGGTTTTCCTAAATCATCTTCTGTTTTTATCACAGACGCAACATATAAAGATACATCAGGCGCAGCTACATTTAATAAATCAGAAATGTCTCAGTTTGATAATATTATTGCAATGGCAGAAGGATCATTACAAAAAGCGGCACCAATGTTAGACATACTTAATGTTGCAGATCCTTTAGCAGTAGGTTTTAAACTTAAAACATTTTTCAATCATTACATTAGGAATTCACAAGGCGATATGGCCAAGGTAAAAGAACTAGTTGATTTCTTTAGAACATATTATAATAACATGTTACAACAGGAAGTTGACAGTGTAGTAAAAGAAGAAACAAAAAACAAATATAGAAAAATAAGAGATGGTGGTTTAGACTTTATCGATAAAAATAAACAAGCATTATATTTTGCAATCGCAAGTTGGATATCATTACAACGAGCAAAAAATTTTTTGATAAGAAAAATGAATCAAATACAAAGTATTGGACAGTTTATAAGAACACCAGATGGTTTTAAAGTAACAAATCCAGAAGGATATGTTGCAGTTGATAGAGTTAAGGGTGCTGTTAAACTAGTTGATAGATTAGAATTTAGCAGAGCAAATTTTACAATAGCCAAAGACTGGCTGAAAGGATAATATGAAGTCATTTAAAGACTACGAAAAAATAGATGCAATATGCGAAACGATGGAATGGGAAGAATTAATTTTAGAAGAAGTAGAACATGAAGGCAAAAAAGTTACTTTAAATAAACCTCATAGAACACCAGGCGGTCCTAAAAAGTTTTCAGTTTACGTTAAGAACGACAAAGGTAATGTTGTTAAAGTAAACTTTGGAGATCCAAATATGGAAATTAAACGAGATGATCCTGCTAGACGTAAATCATTTAGAGCAAGACATGGTTGTGATAATCCAGGCCCTAAATGGAAAGCAAACTATTGGTCATGCAGACAATGGAGAGCAGGAGCAAAGGTAGAAGATTAATGAAATCATTTGAGCAAATACTTTCAGAAGGCTTATACGATCAAGGTATATTTAAAGCTTTCTTTTTAGCAGGTGGACCAGGTTCTGGTAAATCATTTGTTACTAGAAATGTATTTGCTGGATCAGGTTTAAAGATTGTCAATTCAGATATTATATTTGAAAAGAGTTTAAAAACTGCTGGTTTATCTTTATCTATGCCAGATGAAGAAAAATATTTCAGAGATGTATTAAGAGACAGAGCAAAAGCGACAACCGAAAATCAATTAGATTTGTATATTAAAGGTCGTTTAGGTTTAGTAATAGATGCTACTGGCAGAGATTATAATATAATACAAAGTCAAGCAGGTCTATTAAAACAATTAGGTTATGATTGTTATATGGTATTTGTTAATACAAGTTTGGAAGTTGCAATGGAAAGAAATTCTAAAAGAGAAAGAGTTGTGCCAGAATATATTACAAAAAAATCTTGGGAAGGTGTGCAACTTAATATTGGTAAATTTCAAAACTTTTTTGGTATGCAAAATTTTATAGTAGTAGATAACAGTAGATCAGAACAAGAATTGGTTACATTAACAATGAATAAAATAAACAGTATTGTTAGAAGATTATTAAATACACCAATTAAAAGTTATATAGCAAAAAGATGGATGGCCAAAGAGAGAATGGCAAGGAGAAAAAATGTTTAAACTATTTAAAGAAGCAGTTATAGATATACCTAGACGCACATACGCTAAAGATGTATTTGATAACGCAGATACAGAAAATCCAAAACTAAAACAATCTGTATTAGATATAATCAATGCACAATTAAAAGAGTTTGAAAAACTTTATCCTATTAAAAAATATAGTTTAGTTGGTTCTAGTATTACAAAAAATTATAGAGATGATGCAGACCTAGATGTAAACGTTTTATTTGACGTTGCACCTGCTGATAGAGAAGCAGTTAGAATTAAACTAGCACATCAATTAAAAGGTATCAACGGTAAATTAATTCCAGGAACAAAACATCCAATCAACTATTACATCATTACAGATCCAAATGTAAAAGAAACAAATGATAAAATGGCTGATGGCGTATTTGATATTAAAAACAATACTTGGATAAGAAAACCAAAAGAATTTAAATTTGATGCTAATAGATATGCGGCAGATTTTGAAAGAAAAGTAAAAGAGATAGATGTAATAGAAGGAGAATTAAAAAGAGATATCATTGATTACAAAGAGTTAACAGAATTAAATCCTGATGATGTTTTAAATTTACAAGAAATTATAAATGAAAAAATATCTAAGATAGAAGATGATATTAAACATTTAGTTGACATTGGTAATACCGTATTAAAAGATAGACAAGATGCTTTTGCTACTGATATGACACCAGAAGAAATTAAAACGTTTGGTAAAAAGAATTTATTACCTAAAAATGTTATCTATAAGATGTTAGAGAAATATCATTATCTAAGATTATATCATCAATTAAAAGATATATTAGAAGATGGTAAAATAACAGACGCAGAAATACGTTCTATACAGACTGAAGATAAAGAAGATGATACAGTAATGATGTATAAACTAACAGGTAGAGCAATGAAGGCTATGCCAGGTTCTATTATACAAAAAGAAATTATAAAACAATTAAATGTTTACAGAAAAAAATTAGGTATGGAACCCATAACAATGCACGGAGATAAACCTATAACAGAAGGCGTAAACAAATCTATCGCATTTACTTTTGGTAGATTTAATCCACCAACTATAGGACACGAAAAACTATTACAAAAAGTTGCAAGTTTAGGTTCAGACTATAAAATATTTTTAAGTAGATCGCAAGACGCAATTAAGAATCCATTATCACCATCAGATAAACTAAAATGGATGCAAACAATATTTAAACCTTATGCTAGTCATATATTAGTAATGCCTACAAATATGGTATTAGAATTAGCAGCAAAAATTTATAGTTTAGGTTATACAAATGTAACTATGGTTGTAGGTAGTGATAGAGTAAGAGAATTTGATACTATATTAAACAAATATAATGGTGAAAGAAACAGACATGGTTTTTATAACTTTGAAAAAATCAATATAGTATCTGCTGGTGAAAGAGATCCTGATGAAGAAGGCGTAACAGGAATGAGTGCAAGTAAATTAAGAGAATATGTAAAAAGAGGAGATTTAAAAAATTTTAAAAGAGGAATACCAGGCAATTTAACAGAGAAACAAAAAAACGAATTATTTTTTGATGTTAGAAAAGGTATGGGATTATCAGTTAGTTTGGCCGCAGAATTTGAACCAACAGAAATGCCTAAAACATTACAACAATTTGAAACACAACAAGTAAGAGATTTATATATTAGAGAAATGATATTCAACATTGGCGAACAAGTACACAACGTCAATTTAGATGTAAAAGGAAAAGTGGTAAGACGAGGAACAAATTACATTGTATTAGAAGATACAAATAACAATCTACACAAATCATGGATATGGGATTGTATTCCTATTGCCGCAGATAAAGAAGTTTTAGTAAGAGAATACAATTTAGATGTAGATTACGGATTTAAAGCAGTATCAGAAATTAAAAAAGAAGCATACGATATTGGCCATGATTATGCACAACATACTTCTAAGATAACACCAGGCGAACCTGGTTATGATCCTAATTATCAAGGCGGTAAATATGTTCCTAGTAATGCAGAAGATAATAAAGAGTTAGTAGCAACAACTAAAATATATACAGATGGTGAAAAGATACCTGATTCTTTACCACCAAAATATATGCCAGCCAATTCTAAAGGAATTCCAGAAGGACAACATTGTGGCAATTGTGAATACTATGTAGAAAACAACAGTTATTGTAAGAAATTTGATGCTAAAGTTAGAGATAGTTACTGGTGTGCCAAATGGGAACCAAGTAATAAGAAAGTATCACTACAGGATATAGAAGAATGGGTTGGTTCAAATGAGACAATAGATAAATATAGACAAAGATATGGTGATAATTACCAGTCTAAGATTGACGAAGTTAAACAAAAAATGATGTCTTTCAAAGATTATTATAAGGATAAAAAATAATGAGTTTTATTAAAGAATCAATAGACGCTTATAAAAAAGTAAAAGAAGCTGTAGAAAGAGAACACGCAGATCACGAAGTATCAATGGCTCGTGGTGAGTGCGAAACTATTGCAGATAGAGCGTTAGCTATATCTTCTATGTTAGAAGGAACACCAGAAGATGGTAATCCATTACCAGCTTGGGTACAATCAAAAATTACAAACGCTTGTGATTACATCACAACTGTACATGACTATTTAAAGTATAGTCCTAATATTAATGAGTCATTTGATTTAGAAGAAACATCATTAACAGCTATTCATAAAATGAAAGAAGATGGAAAAACAACAGAAGAAATAGCAAAAGAATTAAAACTAAACGCAGGTCTAGTTAAAAAGATTTTAGGAGAAGAAGTAGAATTAAAAGAATTTACAGATGCACAAATTGCTCAACTTAAAAAAGAATTTGATCCTCTTAAAGGCAAACAATTATCTACAGCAAGAGCAAATCAATTATCAAACATACTAGATAAGTTAGATGACGGTTCATTAGATAAATTAAAAAGTTCTTTAATACCTTTTGTGTCAGCATTAGCAGCTGCAAAAACAACTCAAAGAAAATTTAGAGGTGTTAAAATAACAAACATTAAAGTTCCGGGTTTAGAAGGCATGGCCGAAGAAAAAATTGATTTACAAGAAAAACCTAAAGTTAAAAAACAAAAAGATCAAACAAATACAATTGATCAAAACATAGAACCTTCAAATGCAGGTGGAGCCAATACACAAATTGGCCTTTCTATGGGAGAAGAAATACAATTAAAACCAGTTCCTAGTTTAGAAGATAGTGCTAAAAAACATAATGTAGATATCGAAGCATTAAAGAAACAATTAGAAAAAGGTATCAAAGCAGAATCAGAACATACTGATGATCCTAAAGTAGCAGAGAAAATAGCATTAGCACATTTAGATGAAAGACCAGATTACTACGATCAATTAGATAAAATGGAAAAGAAACCAGTTGAAAAAATAGCAGAAGTAAAAGAACCTACAGGCGAATTAAAAGATGCTTGCTGGTCAGGTTATACAGCTGTAGGATTTAAAATGAAAAATGGAAAACGTGTACCAAATTGTGTACCAAAATCAGAAGCATATAAAGGTGCTAAATCTATAGTAGAAAAAGCATGGAAAAAATTAAAGGAGAAAAAGTAATGACTAAGTATTTAAATACAAAACCAGGTAGTTTAGAAGAAGCAACAATTAAAATTTTACAAGAAGGTCCTTATGATAGTGAAGTTCAAAAGGCACCTAGCAGACATTCTAAAGACAAAGGTAAACTTTTATTAGAACCTAAAAAAGATGACATGAAACATCAACCTGATGTTAAAAAAGAAGCAACTTCACAAGACGTATCTCCTAGTCTAGCAAACAAACCAGTTGCTACAAACAAAACTACATTAGTAGCTGCGCCAGGCGGTAAAGAAAAAGTAATAAGAATACCTGTAGAAAAATTAGCAGACTATAAAGCAAAAGGTTGGGTAGAAGCAGAAGAATTTGTACCAGAAGAAAAAGCAGTTAATCCATACGCAGTAGGTATGGCCGCTGCTATGAAAGCTACTGGTGATAAACCACCTTTAAAGAAATCTACAATTACTAAGGCACATGACATAGCTAAAAAAATTGAAAAGAATGAAGAAGTACAATCTGAAGAATTAAAAGGCAATCAAAAGAAATTAGATAAAAATCATAATGGTAAATTAGATGCTGATGATTTTAAAAAACTTCGTAAAGAAGAAGATGAAGATGCCGATAAAACGAATAAAAAACAAAAAGAAGTTAAAGGTGAAAAAGAAATAATTAAGATCGCTAAGTATGAAGAAGAAACAATTAAAGAAGCTGAATTTAAAACAATTGATACAGATACACAAGAGTTAAAAAGACTTAGAGTTAGATTAACTAAATTAAGAGACTCTGAAAGAGCGGCTGGTGGTGCAGATACTACAGGCATAGAAAAACAAATACACCAAACGAGAGGTGCAATATTAGATTTACAAAAGAAACAATTACAAAAACAAGAAGATATTGATGCTGATAAAATGAACAAAAAACAAAAAGATGTTAAAGGTGAAAAAGAAGTTATCAACAAATTAAAAGAAGGTAAAATGAATTACAAGTCATATAAAAAATCTTTGAAGAAAGAAGAAGAAAATCCTAAAAATATGAAAAGTACTATGACTGGCAAACCTGTAACTAAAATTGATACAGAACCTAAATTAAATAAAAATAATTAAAATGAAAAAGTCTATATTATTTTTATTGTTGATTACATCTTTAACAAGTTGTTCAACACTGTTAAATATATTACCAAGTTCTTGGGATTCAAACCAAGCAAAAGTAATAACAGATATCAGACAAAAAACAATACAAATCGATTGTAAAAAAGACGTAGCAATTTTAAAAGCAAATTTAAATTCATTACATAATAAAGTAGAATGGTTAAATCTTTACAGTGAAAGTAAAAGAACTAATGATGTTTCAGAAATGACTAGTGTTTATAATCAAACATTAAACGATATGATTAAAAGAATAGAAACAAAAGGTATTAGTAATAGTTATTGTGAAAACAAAAAATCAATACTAGTAGAACAATCTAGTATGATAGCAAAAGGTATACAAAGTAGAAACTAATGGAACAATTAAAAGAACTATTAACATCTGGTACATGGGCAGCTAAGAAAGCAGAGATTGCTTTAAAGTTAACAGAAGATTATAAATCTGGTCAATTAAGTGCTGATGAATATAAAGAATTGTGTAATGATCTATTAAACACCGATCAACTTAATTTACAATCTGAAGATTTACAAATCAAAGCAAAACTACAATTAGCAATTACTAATTTATTAAAAGTAATCTAATACTCACATGGAAAAATTACCTCGTATATATTGCGACATGGA